ACAAAACCTACGCATAGCGCTACCGAAAGAGCCGAAGTGTATAGCAAAAGGCGAAAACAAATGGACGCCACAGGAGTATCCTAAGGAGCTTAAAAATATTAAGACTATATTCGACTGGGAAACATATCCGGATGAGTTTAAGGACACCTGGGGAGCTTATATTGATGAAGAGTTCACACGACGCGATGAAGGATATTGGTTTTATAGTAATAATGTACCAACTTATATAACCGGAACGCATTATATGTACTTGCAATGGAGCAAGATTGATGTAGGTAAACCGGATTATCGTGAAGCAAACAGATTATTTTTTATATTTTGGGAAGCTTGTAAGGCGGACAGCAGGTGCTATGGCATGTGTTATCTTAAAAACCGTCGTTCTGGTTTTTCATTTATGGCTTCTGGCGAAGTTGTAAATCAAGCTACAATTACAAGTGATGCTCGTTTTGGTATATTATCTAAGTCTGGTGCCGATGCTAAAAAGATGTTTACCGACAAGGTTGTACCAATATCCGTAAACTATCCTTTTTTCTTTAAGCCAATACAAGACGGTATGGACCGTCCAAAAACAGAATTAGCATATCGCGTACCAGCTTCAAAGCTAACGCGTAAATCAATACAGTCAAAAGAACAAAGGCAACAGCTAGAAGGTCTTGATACGACAATTGACTGGAAGAACACAGGTGACAACAGTTATGATGGTGAAAAGCTAAGACTGTTAGTGCATGACGAATCTGGTAAGTGGGAAAGACCTGACAATATATTAAACAACTGGCGTGTAACAAAAACAACACTTAGACTTGGTTCTCGTATTATAGGTAAGTGTATGATGGGTTCAACCAGTAATGCGCTTGATAAAGGTGGTGACAATTTTAAAAAGTTGTATTATGATTCAGATGTTACCAAACGAAACGCCAATGGACAGACTCGCTCGGGATTATATTCTTTGTTCATACCTATGGAATGGAACTACGAGGGATTCATTGATACTTATGGAGTACCTGTATTCAACACACCGGGCGAACCAGTCGAAGCACCTGATGGAACATTAATAGAAGTAGGTGTAATTGATTACTGGCAAAATGAAGTAAGTGGATTAAAATCTGATCCTGACGCGCAAAATGAATTTTATCGTCAGTTTCCACGCACAGAAGAACACGCATTCCGTGACGAAGCAAAGAACAGTATATTTAACTTAGTTAAAATACATCAGCAAATAGATTACAACGGTGATATAAGATATAATGCGCCGACAACACGAGGAAGTTTTCAATGGAAAAATGGTGTTAAAGACAGTGAAGTAATATTTAGTCCTAACCCACAAGGTAGATTTAATATAAGCTGGGTACCACAAAGAGAATTACAAAATAAACAATTTGTAAAAAACGGATTAAAATGGCCCGGTAATGAGCACGTTGGAGCTTTTGGGTGCGACAGTTACGATATATCCGGTACAGTTGGTGGTAATGGATCAAAAGGTTCATTGCACGGACTTACAATATTTAGCATGGAAGATGCGCCGCCAAATACATTCTTTTTAGAATATATTGCAAGACCGCAAACAGCGGAAATGTTTTTTGAAGATGTACTTATGGCATTAGTATTTTATGGCATGCCGCTGCTCGCTGAAAATAACAAACCTAGGTTGTTATATTATTTAAAGCGCAGAGGTTACCGTGGTTATTCAATGAATAGACCAGACAAAATTTGGAATAAGTTATCTGCTGCTGAAAAAGAAATAGGTGGTATACCAAACTCTAGTGAAGATATTAAGCAAGCGCATGCTGCTGCAATAGAATCTTATATTGAAAAATACGTAGGATTAAAAGAAGATGGTACATATGGTACTATGTATTTTAATGATACATTAAATGATTGGGCAAGGTTTGATATAAATAATCGAACAAAATTTGATGCTGCAATCAGTTCAGGGTTGGCAATAATGGCTTGTAATAGACATTTATACCGACCAGTTGGTGAAATACAAACGCAAAAGTTAAATATAAATATAGGCCGGTATAATAATAACGGTGGAAGATCAAAAATAATAGAGCATTATGGCTGAACCAGTTGTAAAAAGTTATTTTCCAAGCCAAATCGCTAGTGATTTAGAAAAAATTACCCCTGAGTATGGACTTAAGGTGGCTAAGGCTATAGAACACGAGTGGTTTAAGCGGGATTCCGGTACTAATCGGTATTATAACAACCAAAATACTTTTCATCGCCGCAGATTATATGCGCGTGGTGAACAATCAATTCAAAAGTATAAAGATGAACTATCTATTAATGGTGATTTGTCTTACCTTAATTTAGACTGGAAGCCCGTCCCAATTATACCTAAGTTTGTGGATATAGTTGTGAATGGTATGTCGGACCGTATGTTTGACATTAAAGCATTTTCGCAAGACCCATATGGTATGAGCAAACGTACTGAATATATGGAGTCTATATTGCGTGACATGAAAGCTAAAGAGCTTGATAAATTTATTGAAGAAAACTTTGGCATAAAAACGCAAGAAAACGATCCTGAAATGCTTCCTGATTCTCAAGAAGAATTAGAATTGCATATGCAACTTAGCTATAAGCAAGCGGCTGAAATTGCGCAGGAACAAGCAATTAATACAATATTAGAAGGTAATAATTATGATTTAACACGCCGAAGAGTTATATATGACTTGGTTACAATTGGTATGGGATGTGTTAAAAATAATTTTTCTACATCAACAGGTGTTACCGTAGAGTATGTTGATCCTGCTGATATTATTTATTCTTATACGGATTCTCCATATTTTGATGATATTTATTATGTAGGTGAAATTAAAACAATACCTATTAATGAATTAAAGAAACAATTCCCTAATCTTACTAATGAAGAATTAGAAAATGTTACAAAACAAGGGATTCAAAATACAGATTTTTACCACAGAACAATGGACGAGACTAATAACATCGACCAAAATTCTGTACAAATACTGTATTTTAATTATAAAACATATGCTAACGAAGTATACAAAGTAAAAGAAACCGCTACTGGCGCATCAAAAATATTAATTAAAGATGACCAGTTTAATCCTCCAACGGATGTATTAGATGGTAACTTTGAAAAAGTATCACGCTCGCTTGAGGTATTATATGAAGGAGCATTAGTGCTTGGTACAAATACATTACTTAAATGGGAGCTTGCTAAAAACATGATGCGCCCGAAGAGCGATTATACTAAAGTTAGAATGAACTACAGTATTGTTGCTCCTAGAATGTATAAAGGTCGTATTGAATCATTAGTAAGCCGTATTGAAGGTTTCGCTGATATGATCCAGCTAACACATTTAAAGCTACAGCAGGTATTATCTCGTATGGTGCCAGACGGTGTTTACCTTGACGCTGATGGTTTAGCTGAAATTGATTTAGGTAACGGCACAAATTATAATCCGCAAGAAGCACTTAATATGTTCTTCCAAACAGGTTCTGTTATTGGTAGATCATTTACATCAACAGGAGATATGAATCCTGGTAAAATGCCAATTCAAGAATTACAAAGCGGAGCAGGAGGTAATAAATTAGGAGCATTAATTAATACATATAACTATTATTTACAGATGATCCGTGATGTTACGGGTCTTAATGAAGCACGTGATGGTAGTATGCCAGATAAAAATGCTTTAGTGGGCATTCAAAAAATGGCCGCTGCAAATTCAAACACTGCGACCCGCCACATACTACAAGCTGGATTATATTTAACCGCAGAAACGGCTGAATGTTTAAGTTTACGTATATCTGATATAATAGAATACTCGCCGACTCGCGAAGCATTTATTCAGAGTATCGGTGCTCACAATGTTGCAACTTTAAGTGAAATGGTTAATCTTCACCTTTATGACTTTGGCATATTTATTGAATTAGCTCCTGATGATGAAGAAAAGCAATTGCTTGAGAATAATATTCAAATGGCATTGTCCGCTGGGTTAATTGAACTCGGCGACGCTATTGATTTACGGGAAATTAAAAACATTAAGTTAGCTAATCAGCTGCTTAAAATACGCAGACAAAAGAAATTACAAGCTGATCAGGCAATGCAGCAGGCTAATATTCAAGCACAAGCTCAAGCAAACGCCCAAGCACAACAAGTTGCGGCTCAAGCAGAAGTACAAAAACAACAAGCATTAATTCAAATGAATATGCAAGTTGAGCAAATGAAAGCACAGCTTGACCAACAAAAATTAATGCAGGAAGCCCAGGTTAAAAAAGAATTAATGCAGCTTGAGTTCCAAATGAACATGCAGCTTAAAAACATGGAAGCTGAGGTTTATAAAAGCAAAGAGGGCTTTAAAGAAGACCGCAAAGACGAACGCGTAAATAAACAAGCAAGCCGTCAAAGTGAGCTTATTGATCAAAGACAAAATAATACAGGGCCAAAAAATTTTGAATCAGCAGGCAATGACGTGCTGGGTGGCTTTGACTTAGGTTCCTTTGAACCTAGGTAATATAAATAAGTGTATAATTATATAATATTTTATCATGAACGAAGAAGAAAACAAAGTTGTTGAGAATGTTGAAGAAGCACCCCAACAAGTAGAGCAACCAACACCAGAAGTAGATGACGGTGTTATTAGAGTTGATTTAAGAAATTTTAAACAAGAACAAGAAGATGCCGTTCAAGAACAAGAAACAGATGCAAGCGATGCTGTTGTCGGAGAATCCGCAGACAAGGAAAGTAGCGAAGCGGTGGTTGAAGAAGTACGGGACACCAGCGAAACTGAAGAGTCCGTACAAGCAGAAGAATCCGTTCTTGAAGAAATAACCGAAGAAGAGATTCAAGAGCAAGCAGATGAGCTAGCCGATGAAGTTAAAGAAGCAATTGCAGAACAACAAGAAAGTGGCATTGAGCTACCTGAAAACATTCAAAAAGTTGTAGACTTTATAAATGACACAGGTGGCACACTTGAAGATTATGTGCGTTTAAATCAAGATTATTCTCAGCTTAATGAAGCACAATTACTCAGAGAATATTACGAAACAACTAAGCCGCATTTAGATAAAGAAGACATCGATCTTTTAATGGAGGATTTTTCATATGATGAAGAGTTAGATGATGAAAGAGAAGTGCGCAAGGCTAAGCTTGCTTTTAAAGAAGAGGTAGCTAAGGCTAAAACACATTTAGAAAATCAAAAGTCTAAATATTACGAAGAAATTAAAGCTGGATCAAGGTTAACACCCGAGCAGCAAAAGGCAGTTGAATTTTTCAACCGCTATAATAAAGAAAACGAGGAGGTAACTCGCGTGGCTGAACAGCAAAAAAAGACGTTCTTAAAAAGAACTGATGAGGTATTCTCAAATGAATTCAAAGGTTTTGAATATAGTGTTGGGGATAAGAAATATCGGTTTAATGTTAAGAATGCCTCTGAGGTGAAAAATCAGCAATCTGATATTAATAATTTTGTCAAAAAGTTTTTGGATGAAAATAATAATATAAAAGATGCTAAAGGTTATCACAAATCATTATTTACTGCAATGAATGCCGACGCTATTGCAAACCACTTTTATGAACAAGGCAAAGCCGATGCAATTAAAGAGACTATTGCGCGATCTAAAAATGTAAATATGGATCCACGTAAATCTCATGAACCTGTTACGGATGCTAAAGGATTTAAAGTAAGAGCAATTAGTGGTGATGATACTTCTCGCTTAAAAGTGAAAATTAGAAAATAACAATTTAAAATTAAAAAACTATGAGTTTTGCTACTGGGGGTGCATATCCTGCTGGATTAACCCCATCACCAACCAAAACATTGTTCGATAAAAACTATTTAGCTATCGGAGACAATGACTTTAACTTTACTAAACAATTCTTACCAGAAGTATACGAAAAAGAAGTAGAGCGTTACGGAAACCGTTCTATCTCTTCTTTCTTGCGTATGGTAGGTGCTGAAATGCCAATGGCTTCTGACGAGGTTGTATGGACTGAGCAAGGGCGTTTACACGTTGCTTATGATAACGCTGTTATTGCAACTGACAATGACAATACCGACAACAATATTACTATTACTGGTCACGCTATCCGCGCTAACCAAACTATTATTGTTGCTTTAGGTTTTGTAACTGTTCGTGCATTTGTTAAAGCTGTTACTACCAACACAATTGAAGCTTATCCGCTTGATTCAGACACTTGGCCAGCATCTTTTGTTGCCGCTTCTAACCCAGATCTTAAAGTATTTGTATACGGATCTGAATTTGGAAAAGGTTCAGCTGGAATGCAAGGATCAATTGATGCCGGATTCCAAAAATTCTCTAACTCACCAATTATCATGAAAGATAAATATTCAATCAACGGTTCTGACACTGCTCAGATTGGTTGGGTTGAAGTAACAAGTGAAATGGGAACTTCTGGATACCTATGGTATTTAAAGTCTGAGCATGAAACTCGTCTTCGTTTTGAAGATTATCTTGAAATGACTATGGTAGAAGCTGAAAAAGTAACTGCTTCTTCTGGTATTACTGACGCTGCTGGACAAACAGTTCGTGGTACTGAAGGTCTTTTTGCTGCTATTGAGTCTCGTGGATTGGTATTCAACGATCACGATTTCAATAACTCAACTGGACTTACTGGTCTTGCTGAATTTGATTTAATCCTTCAAGAGCTTGATAAGCAAGGTGCTATCGAAGAAAACATGCTTTTCTTAGATCGTGGTACTTCTTTGGCTATTGACAATATGCTTGCGCGTGCTAATTCTTATGGAACTGGCGGTACTTCTTACGGAGTATTTGACAACAGCGAGGATATGGCTCTTAACTTAGGATTCTCTGGATTCCGTCGTGGATCTTATGATTTCTACAAAACTGACTGGAAATACTTGAACGACGCTGCTACTCGCGGTCTTACTGCTGATATTGATGGTGTTCTTGTTCCTGCTGGTGTATCTACTGTTTACGATCAAACATTAGGTAAAAATATCCAACGTCCTTTCCTACACGTTCGTTATCGTGCTTCTGAAGCTGATGACCGTCGTATGAAGTCTTGGATCACTGGTTCAGTTGGAGGAAATTATACTTCTGACATCGACGAAATGAACGTACACATGCTTTCTGAGCGTTGTTTGTGTGTTCAAGGAGCTAACAACTTTATCTTGTTCAAAGATACTGCTAGCTAATATTTATTTGGGAATAGGGCCCTTCGGGGCCCGTCTCCCTTATTTTAACTTTTTAATTTTATTATATTATGGCAACAAAAAAAACAAGTACAGCTAAAACTGTGCAGCAAGAAGACGTTGTGGTTGAGCAAGAGGTATATGTAGCTCCTCCAGCGCCAAAGGCAGTAGAGCCTAAAAAACCTGAATGGGAATTTAAAGATAGAACATATTATTTAATTGGAAGAAAGCAACCAATTATTACAACAATCCCAGGTAAACATACAGAAAAACGTAGCTTATTATGGTTTGATCCAGAAAAAGGCTATGAAAGAGAATTAAGATATGCAACTAACCAGCCAAGTCCTTTTGTTGATGAACAAGAAGGGCCAGCGACATTAGAGCATATTGTTTTTAGAGATGGATCATTAACAGTGCCAGCTCGTAAACAAAATTTACAAAAACTATTATCTCTTTATCACCCACTAAGGGATAAATTATATTCAGAGTTTGACGCTGTTAAAGTAGCAGAATATGATTTAGATGATATTGAATTAGAAATAGATGCATTAAATTTAGCTAAAGATCTAGACATTGATATGTTAGAAGCTATTTTACGCGTTGACCAAGGGTCTAAAGTAAAGAGTATGACTTCTAAAGAGATTAAACGCGATGCTCTTATTTATGCTAAACGAAACCCACGTTTGTTTTTAGAATTAGCACAAGATGAAAATGTACAATTGCGTAATCTTGGTGTTAAATCTGTAGAACAAGGGTTTATTAAATTGTCTCAAGATCAAAGACACTTTACTTGGGGCAGCACAGGAAGAAAATTATTTACAATTCCATTTGATGAAAATCCATATTCAGCATTAGCTGCTTGGTTTAAAACAGATGAAGGCGTAGAAGTTTTTCAAAATTTACAAAAAAGACTTAAATAGTCACCTTTATAGTAATGGGCTACTGTAAAAGGTGGCCCATTATTATAATAACAAAAAAACATTATGGCAATAAGTGTAGACACAGTATATCAAAGAGTGCTTGCAGTATTAAACAAAGAGCAAAGAGGTTATCTTACGCCTCAAGAATTTAACTTATTTGCCAACCAGGCACAACGTGATATTTTTGAGCAATATTTTTATGATATTAATCAATTTAGCAGATTACACGGTAATGACACGGAGTATTCTGACATGCTTAACATACTTAATGAAAAAATAAGTATATTTGAAGCCGAAGGCGCTGTTGTAGGCGGAACAACTCTCCCTAATAATCTATACAGGTTAGGTACGGTAAAAGTATTATACACTGATCCATATAGAGATGCTCAAGAACAAAAATTAATAGAAGCGGAAAGGGTTAATAAAAACGAATATTTATATATTTTAAGGTCTCCTTTAGCCGCCCCAACTGTAGACAGACCAATATATATACGTGATGAAAACGGCATTAGAGTATATGGTCCATCACAATTAACTATAGGTGTAACGTGTAATTATATTAAAATACCAACAGACGTAGAATGGAACTACACAATGGTACTTGGTGTTCCACAATACAATGCGTCAACCTCAACTAACTTCCAACTACACGAATCTGAAGAGCCAGAGCTTGTGGAAAAAATACTAGAGCTATCAGGTCTATTATTAAAAGATCCAGGCGTATACCAAATCGCCAACCAAGAAGAACTTGAAAGGATTCAACAAGAAAAAGCATAATAAATGGCACTATTTACAGGAACAGAGCAACAATATTACGAAGGATCAGATGGTAACCAGGCTAGTAATATAAATGACTACGGTAACTATCAGTTTATATATTTAGATGATATTATCACCAACTTTATTATTGCATACGTTGGTGAAGATAAAATTATATCTAAAATTAAACGTACAGATGTTGCATTTCATGCTCAACGCGCAATGCAAGAGCTTGCCTATGACACAGCTCGCTCTGAAAAATCACAAGAAATTGAAGTTGCCCCTAACTTAATGATGCCGCTACCACATGATTATGTAAATTATGTAAAATTATCTTGGGTAGATGATTCTGGCATAGAGCGTGTTATTTATCCAGCATCTAAGACAAGTAACCCATTACCATTATTACAAGATACCGATTACGAATATACATTCGACAATGATGGTAACTTACTTACAGCAAATGAATCTGAAACTTGGAAAAAGTTTAAAGCCGCAAGCGCAATAGAAGAAGAAGATTTTAGCAACTTAGAAGATAACACTTCATATACGCAGCTATTTGGGCAGCGCTTTGGTATTGATCCACAGCATGCTCAAAGTAACGGTTTATTCTTTATTGACCCTATAAAATCTAAAATATTTTTTAGCTCTGACTTAGTTGGCAAAATAGTTACTCTTAAATATATTTCAGATGGCGTTGCTACAATAGAAGAAATGAAGGTGCACAAGTTTGTAGAAGAAGCGATGTATAAAAGCATTGCACACGCTATTTTAGCAACACGTGCTAATACTCCAGAATATTTAGTAGCTAGATTTAATAAAGAAAAATTTGCAGCCGTTAGAACAGCTAAATTACGCTTATCTAATCTTAAACTTGAAGAGCTTACACAGGTAATGCGTGGTAAATCTAAGCAAATAAAACACTAAGACATGCCAGAATTAAAAAGGTTATTTCTTAAAGGTCGAATGAACAAAGACCTTGACGAGCGATTAGTTCCTAATGGTGAATATAGAGACGCATTAAATATACAAGTTGGCTCATCTGAAGGCAGCGATGTTGGAGCTATTGAAAATATTTTAGGCAATCAAGTTAAAAGAAAAAAGCCTACAAAACAATTATGGGAAGAAAATGATGCAACTCATAATTATTATGGTTTGCCATTAGATGCGGTATGTATTGGCGCTATTAAAGATGATATAACAGATTCAATATATTATTTTGTAACTTCGTCTGAAGCGGATTGTATTGTAAAATATGATGCAATTAGGGACGCTGTTAGCCCGGTTTTAGTTGATACACAAAATATATTAAAATTTTCTGCAACAAACCTTATAACAGGTATAAATTTAATTGATAATTATTTGTTTTTTACAGACAATAATTCGGAGCCAAAAAAGGTGCATGTAAATAACTTCAGTAGGCTTTCATCTGATTTTGTAACACATAGCCAATATAAAGGCAGAGATTTTATTGAGTCTGATATTACAGTAATTAAAAAATCACCTTTAGATGCTCCTAAAATGGCTCTTTCAAATTCAAAAAGAGGGGGCAATGTAATAACAACTTTAAATTATAATTTTTCATCAACACAAAATAATGACGGCTCATTAGACGACTCTATTTTAACAACGGATGTTAGCGCTACATATGAAACATTACAGTTTAATACATCGGTAGATTACTTAGAGGGAGATATATTGCTTATAACAGCCCCTGCTCTTGGTACTGATGCCGACAATGCTGTATATACTGTTGTTGTACAAGTTGAAAGTATTATTTCGGCCGATACAGTTAGCGTTTATATTAGTAGAATTTCACCACAAGTTCCCGATGACAATAATTTTTTATGGTCAGTTGATTTAGAGCAAGACGAGGCTCCTTTTGAGAAAAAAATGCCAAGGTTTGGTTATCGTTGGAAGTATGAAGATAATCAATATTCTTGTTTTTCTCCTTTTACTGAGGTCGCTTTTTTGCCAAGTGAATTTGATTATAATTCAATAGAGGGTCATAACAAAGGAATGTCAAATTCTGTTAGGCTTATAAAATTATTTGATCCTAATAATTATAGTAATTTTCAAGCAGATGTTATTAATAAAATTCCAGTTGATGTTAAAAAAATTGAAATTTTATATAAAGAAACAAACAACCCTACTATTTACATTGTAAACGACTTTGTTAAAGAAAAATTTGAAGAAGCATCTTGGGAAGGATTTAAAATTGATACAAATTTAATTTATAAAATTGTACAATCTAATCAATTGCTACGCCCTTGGGATAATGTACCGCGTAAAGCGTTAGCTCAAGAGGTTACAGGCAACAGAATTGTATACGGTAATTATTTACAAAATTACAATATAAATACTGAAATAGACTTAACCGCATCTACTCAGATCAGCGCGCAAAGAGCAGAAATTATTAAAGGATTGCCATCAATAAAGTCAGATAGAGATTATCAAGTTGGTGTTGTTTTTAAAGATGAATACGGCAGAGAAACACCAGTTTTTATATCTGAAAGAAGCGGTATACAACTGAATAAAAAGAAGGCTAAGTTTCAAAATAAAATTAAAGCTAGAGGTATAGGGACACCTCCGCAAGGTTTTACGCATTATAAGTTTTTTGTAAAAGATGCCGCAGGACAATATTACAATTTAGCTGCAGATTCCGCTTATTTGTCTAAAGATAATATTACTGTTTGGATCGCCTTTCCTTCTTCTGAAAGAAATAAAGTACAGGAAGGTGATTTTATAACTTTAAAAAAAGGCCATGATTCAAACACACCTGTAGAAGCTGCAGATGCTAAATATAAAATATTAGATATTTCAAATGAAGCTCCTACGGAATTAAGAGAAAAAAGAAGCTTAGAATATGAAACTTATGTAGGCTTTGGAGATACTTTTGGCTCTGATAATTTAGCCACAACTTATACAGCTGGAGCTACACCGTCCGTCGGTGGTGCTACATTTTTAATAGCTAAAGAATATGTAGATGGACCTCCAACTCCTATTACAAACGGAGCAACAAACGAGTTGCGCAAAGCTTTAAAAAAGGGAAGTTATATAAAATTTAAAAACGATAATGGTTCATCAGCTTTTTATAAAATAGCAGATGTTTATTATAATGAAGAAGTAAGTTCTCCTGATAAAGAATGTCCAAAAATAAAAATAGCTGAACAATTTACAACTGACATACAATTTTTGTATGATCCAAATAACCCTACAGCATTATTAGATAGTGATAATAATAAATTAGAAATATACGGAACAGAAATTGATGATAATGATGCTGATTTTGATGGCGTATTTTTTGTAAAAATTGCTAAAAATTATACATTAACAGATAATTTTTTCCCAAACGGAGAATTTCAAAATATACAATCGGCTTTTATTCCGCCATTTAATAATTTAAATGCAGTAAATGCTTCAACTCAGCAAATACCTACAGATACTGATTATGATCTTCCGTATGACCCACCAAATCAAAAGTTTTTAAGTATTTGGGGTGGGGGAGTTTCGCCTAGAAGATTATATGATGTTCCTCATTATAACGGCGGGCTTGCTAAAGCAGACTCTGGTAATTCATTTTGGAATAACTTTTCGACTGATCAAGTATATGACTATCCTCCAAATATTAGTAGTGGCGGCACAGAATGGGATTTAGTTTTAGAAATGTATTTAAGAAATTCAATTAACCAAAACGACCCAGATATATTAGATTTAGGTATTGGGGTGCCAATTGATTTTTTTAATAAAGTTTCTGAAATTGGTGCAAAAATAAAATTTAGTAATCACGATACAGTATATACCGTAAGAGATATATATTTAAAATATGAAGCTTTTGATCCATATCAATTTCCCGAAGCTGGCCCTGATCCAGATTTAATAGACCTTACCAAAAGAATTTATATAAAATTTGATAAAGAATTAGAAGAAACAGTAAATCCTAATTTTACAGGCAGTGATGTAGAAATATCAATAATAGGCTTGCAAAATGCGGTAAGTTTTAAAACTTCTAATCCAGCTATATTTGAAACTGAGCCAGAAGAGCTTGCTGATATTAATTTATTTTATGAGGCAAGTAATGCATTTCCTGTTTCTGAATATAATAACACTAAGATATTAACTTGGCACAATTGTTTTACATTCGGCAATGGTGTTGAATCTAATAGGGTAAATGATGATTTTAATGCACCATTTATTGACAAAGGTACAAAAGCGTCAACAGTCCTTGAAGAGCCATATCAAGAAGAAAGAAGAAGCAGTGGACTTATATATTCAGGATTATTTAATTCTAATTCAGGATTAAATGATTTAAATCAGTTTATTCAAGCTGAGAAAATAACTAAGGATCTTAATCCAGTTTATGGCAGTATTCAAAAAATACACTCAAGAGATACTAATTTGGTAACTTTATGTGAAGATAAATGTTTAAACATATTAGCAAATAAAGACGCATTATTTAACGCTGATGGAAACGCAAATGTAACGTCTAATAATAATGTTCTTGGACAAGCGGTGCCGTATTCTGGAGAATTTGGTATATCTAAAAATCCAGAAAGTTTTGCATCTTATGGGTATAGAGCATATTTTACAGACAAAAAGCGAGGGGTTGTACTTAGACTGTCTATGGACGGCCTTACTGAAATATCTAGTAAAGGCATGACTGATTATTTTTGGGAAAACCTTAAAGAAGCAACAACTGTTTTGGGTAATTATGATATTTATTCAGATTGTTACAACTTAACATTAAATAATAACACTGTATCATTTAAGGAATCATTAGATGGTTGGCCAACACGTAAATCATTTATTCCAGAGTGGGGTATATCATTAAATAGTGACTATTATACTTTTAAGAATGGTATGATATGGTCACATGATAATGAAACCCGCAATACGTTTTATGAAGGGACTACAAATAAATCAAGCGTTCAGCTTATATTTAATGATAGCCCAAATAAAATTAAAAACTTTAAAACTATTTCTTACGAAGGAGATAGTGGTTGGATTGCTCCATTAATTCAAACCGATCAGCAAGATGGGGCTGTAACCACATTTTTAGATAAAGAAAATATATATTATAACTATATTAGAGGGCTAAGTGATACATGGAATAATTACGCACAATCCGGCACACTGGATTTAAAACAATTTGCGGCACAAGGCATTGGCAATATTCTTAATGCTAGAAATGCTGATAATACTGGTGATTATACAAGATATACCACTTTTACTGTAACAGTTAAAAATGATCCAAATAATTAATTATGTCATATACAATTTCTGAGGTTTCCTTTGAAGCAGAGGCTGGAGAAAATATATCTGGAGGATCTAATCCAACAGCTACTCTTGTTATATCCCCAAATGAAGGTTATACTATTTCTAGCGGTAATTTTTCAATTGGTAATGCTTTACCAAGCGAAATTACTAGTGCGGTATTTTCTCAAGATGGTAATAACGTTAACTGTGTTATTACTTTTGACTCTGGGTTTATTATGCCGTCTAACGATGTTGAGCTGCTTGTTGATATAGACGGAACAGCCGATTTAAATCAATATACTATAAATGGTAATTACTCTACAACAGAAACAAATACAACCACAAGTTCTACTGATGTAGCTTTTTCTGTTTCTGGAAATATTGGCGATCAAATTACTTTATTTACAAAAACCTTTACAGCGGCAAGTGGATATTATTTTAAAACATTACCATATGCTTATCAAACACTAAATGAAAGAAAATTCGATGATCCTTATGAAATATCATATTCAGATTCAGCGCTAGGAGGGATTGTAACTGCAAGAGCATTTACTGTAAAATATACAATACAAAATGAAGAATCAATTACATTAAATGATTTAAATTTTATTGCAGCCGCAGAAGAAATATATACTGATCCAGTTGAAGTAGTTGGTTATAGTATTGGTTTAGCTAAATTTCAGTCAGCGGGTACAACAAGACAAATAACATTTTTGGGCACCGAGGGCGCAGAAGTTACATTTACAACTACTCACCCATATCCTGTCGATAGTTATGTATCTGATAATAATACACAAACTTTAACTTTAAACGATTCTGGGCAAGCAACTATGACAATAATTGTACCAGCAAATACAACGGGCTCAAATCAAACATGGACATTTACCTTAAGTGGGGCTGATCTAGCTTCTCCGTTTAGTCAAACAAATCCATTCTCAATAATACAATTACCGTAATGGCAGCATTAGAGAACATAACACTTAATTTTTCTATACCATTTAATGTATCTTTACAAGTAGGAAGTGATGTTATATATTATAAAGACGGCACAACTGGAGATGTGTACAGGCTTG